CTGGTTTGATCCGCTTGGCCGCTTCTGCTGCATGTCGGCGACGTCCTCTGGATCGGCCTCTTGAATGGTGCAAGTTGTCACCGGGTCGCCGTCCTCATCCTTGCCAAGTTCATGCACCTTCAGCGTGAACACAAACGGCTCCTTTGGCTCGAGGTCACGCTGCTTAGTCGCGGTGGCCGTCCTCATGTTACCTTCCAGCACCAGTTCAATCTCTGTATCAGTGGCCGCTCTAAGAGAACTATGCCCCCGCGCACCTTTGGCTGCATCTTTGCCGTTATGGTGAACTATACCCATATGTGCGCCGGTCACGTCACGCAGCACGTCTAGGTTTGATATGAAAGATGTCATGTCTGTCGGCCCGTTTTCGTCGCCACCGGCCATTGCCCTTGACAGCGTGTCAACAAATATTGCGGCCAGCGGTTCGCCCATATCTTGCTCAATGCTTTTGCACAGCTCGATTAGGCCAGCTAAGTCTGCCTCTGGTCGCAGTAGATCAACCGGCGACGGCCTAACTGCCAGCGGTGCATCCATGATGCCGTACTGCTTGCGTAGCGCCACGCATCTGGATTGAAACGCGTTGCCACCCTCAGTGGCCAAATATAGCACTGGACCGCCTTTAACCTTGTTTCCCTGCCAATCTATCCCGGCGGCAATACATAGCGCCATGTCAAGCGCGAAGAATGATTTGCCGACGTTAGACGGGCCATAGATGACCGACATCTGACCCCGGCCAAGCCAACCCTTGATTAAGTATGACGATGTCAGCACGGGCTTGGCGTCTTTCAACCAGAAAATCGGCCTTTGTTCTGCGTTAGGTATAATAATAGTTGACTTTGGTTTGGCTGGTTCTGGGATGGCGTCGAAGTCTGCGTATAGATCGGCAGCGGCCTGCACGATAGCTTCGCGCTGTTCTGTCGGCGTCGGCCGCAATACGGCTGCATATTCCCTGACAGCCACCCGCATGTCGTTCCCATGCTCGAAATAGCAATATAGGTCAAATGCGTCGCCCCAGCAAAACTCTGCGCTGGTCTGGCCTATGCCCGCCGCCATGTCTGAACCTGACAGGCTAACCCAGTGCGTGCCGAAATCTTTGGTGGCGTGCGAGCCAGATGTCTGCATTGGTGAGCGGTAGCTGTCGGAGCGACCTTGCTTCTCGTAGCCATGCTTAATCATCAGGTCTGCAATCGTGTTGCTACGATTAAACTCGGCAACTGGATCACTCTCACCAAACTTATTTTGCTTTTCTTCCCGCTGCTGCGCTCTGATTGCGCGCTCGGCGGCTGCACGTTGCTCAGCTATCTCGGCATTCTTCCGCCTAAAAATCAAGTTTGCCCAGATTGTGCTTTCCTTTAGCACCATCAGGCCGTCACCGCGATTGCGTGCGCCGTGGTAAAACAGCGGATGCCCGGCGTCATCGCGCTTGGCTGGCGGTACATTTGGAAGGTAGATTGGCTGACCAGTGCGCGATAATGCTGGGTCAGCGGTTATACCTTCGGCGGCTAACAGTTCAAACAGCGATAGCTGGGCGTCAACGTAATCCTCGCCGGAAATAGGCTCTGACAGCGGGATTAGTGCGCGCCACTTGCGGTTGTCTTCGCTGGCCCCGGCTGACGAGTAAAACAGCGAGGAAGCATTGCCGGTAACTCGTTCAACGGCTGTGCGCAGCTCTGTGAGCGACGGGTCGCCTTCGTCCACGTCAATGGCCAGCATCCAGTATTCGCCGCGCTCACGTTGTGCCGCGTGGTTCCTGCCGTCATGCTCACGATAAGTTGATGGAATAATGAATGCGGCCTTTGACTTCTCAATGGCCTGCGGTTCATCCACCAGCGTTGCGATATCTTTCAGCTTGATTGGTGAATAAGTTGACCCGACTTCGTTTATGCGGGTGTCCAGCGCACCGGCTGCAAGTAGCAGCTCAACCTTGCCAACGTCGCTTGTTTTTGTTAAAGTTTTCATATTCGGACTTTCTCCAATCAATCAGTCTGTTTTCCTAGTGGAACCCCGGCAGTAGTGACACTGCCGGGGTTTTCTTTATCAAAACGGGATTTCGTCGTCTTGTAAAGCTGCTGTCGCTGGGGCGGCTACGGTTTCAACCTCAGCAGGTCCAAAGTCGTCCAGCGCTGCGTCAAGACCACCCTGCATCGTTGTGCCGACTTCATCGAAATCATCTAAGCCGCCGCCGCCGTAGACCGCATGGGTTACTTGCACGGTATCTATAAGTAAGGATATGCCGCCGTTATTTTCAGGATCACAAACTGGGTAAGCAGTAACCTTGATGCTACCCTTTGAGCCGCCCCAGATGTTCAAGTCAGCCAATGGCTGCTTCATGCCGTCAATCACGCGGGGTTTCTCGTTCAGCGCGCCTTGGCTGTTTGTGCCATTGCGTTTTGCGCGAAACTCAACATTGCCATTCTCCAGCTTCTTCATGCCGAAGACTTTGGTAAAGGGTTCCTTACGATTGCAGCTTTCGTAATGCGTTTTTAATTCTGCATGTAATTTTCCAGCTTCGCCTTGCGGCATTTCCCATGCAACTGAATAGGACGCATTGGACGCAGTTGGCGCGCACTCCTCAGACCGCTTTTCTGCGGTGTTGTAACGATACGTTGCGTTCAGGCGTGGATATTTAAATTCCACATTACGAACCATCGTCGGTTTAAAGTCAGTATTAGCCATGTTTTAGTCTCCTAGTTTTAAAATTCGGCTGCGTCTAATTGCAGCCATCTTGGTAAAACAACCACGTTGGTTGTGTCGGACCAACCAGTATCCCATCTCTGGGCCTCGTTGGCTTTGGCAATCTTGTCGAGGGTTTCGTGCATCTTCTGCTTACCCCACGCAAGATATTCGGGTGATAGAATGTTCGTTGATACGGCATATGGTGCCGACTTTTCAACATTTACGAACACAAATTGTTCGGCGGGGTAGCCAGCGCAAACCATTGTATGAAGATAAAAGGCTGCTTGGATGGCATAATTATACGAAACCATGTCCTTGCCCACGCCTCTGGGTGACGCATCCTGACACGTCTTGAGGTCATATATTACGCCCTTGGCATCCCAATAGCTGTCTGGCCTAGTTTTCAGCTTCAGCCCGGTTGTCGGATCGGTGGCAAAGAAGCTGGCCTCGTTGACCGTCGTGTCGCGAGCCATGCGCCGACCCGCCGGATGGAACACAACGCTGTGCGCAACATTTTGCGCAAGGTCATAGTCGCTGGCGGTTAGCAGCGTTTCGCCTTTTGCCTGCGCCTCTTCATATAGATCGGTCCAAGCCTTGCCGCGCCGGGTATCTGGCCCTCTGACCATGCCCTTGCCATCTTCTAGAACCATCGCATGTACACAGGTTCCAATGTCAAACACGGTGCTGGATTTGTAGACCTTGGCCTTCCAGTGGGCCAGTGACTTGCTGTGGACCATCTTCACGTCACTTGAGCTGATCGCGTCAGTGGCGTGATATTGAGCGTTGGTCATTTTATCTGCGGTTATCATCCCAATTTCTCCTTGTTTAAAATTTCAATCCTGATTGCCGGGCGGCATACCAGAGCCTCTCCAGCGAGTTTAATTCGTCCTGCATCATAGCCCAGCCCTTGCCGTGGCCCAGATCAATTTCCTGAGCCTTATTCATAAACGTGGTCTGTGAGGCGTAGCCAACCACGTTTAATTTGTTAGGCTCAATCTGGCAAACCAGCACAGCGCAATTTGCTTTGAACGATTCCTTGCGCTTAAAAAGTAACCTGCCGCTCTTATGAAACGTGGCTTTCACGTCCACAGAAATATCGTCTAGCCAGAGGTCACACCCATCGTCCACGCCAATCGCGTGCTGATGCGGAATGTTAAACACCTTCGATACCGCCACCTCAGCCTTGACGCCCAGCAAATCCAAATCTGCGTCAGACCTGCTTTTATCCTTACGCTGATTAACAACGCCAGACGCCCTCGCAAGCTGCCAGCGCATAGCCGCAGCCTGCTTGCATTGAGACATCTCTTTCGGTGATAACTGGATTAGCATCCCAATTTCTCCCTAGCAATGAAACAGAACGTCTCCAAGTCTGTTTCGATTAAACCCTGCCCGCCGTCCATTACGGCTGACAATGGCATTACACAGCGATTTTGCTTGCGATCATATTTGTAGATCAGGCAAGGTATTTTGCCCTCGCGTTTCGCTGCAACTTCAACTTGCGCCCACCATGATGGCGAACCGCCGATTGGCCCATCCTTGTACCGCTTCAACTCAAGCGTGAACGGAAAGTCAGGGTCGTCGGCTATAAGGTCAGCGTGAGCGCCTGCCCGATATTGCTCAAGGTCGCGCTTGAAACCTATGCCAAGCTCATCAAAAAGCATCTTGGCAATTTCTCGCTCATAGCTTGCGCCTTTATTGCGACCATTGACCATCAGTCAGCAGGCGGCTGCTGGACTTCGACGCCCAACTCAGCGGCCTTAGCCACCGCCGAAGAGCGCACAAAGGCTGCGAAAGACAAGCCCGTCTTGCGAGATGCCAGCGCCAGCGCTTGCTGCTGTGCCGTGGTAAATCCGATTGTTTGTTTGTGATCCATGTCACCCTCCATTTGATACTCAACTTTCTTAACGTGTAATTAATACTGGCACAACCCC